ATGACCCTGATGGATTCCCTGATCAGGTCCACCACGCCGGCCCCGCCCAAGTTGATCGTGTACGGCCAGCCCGGCATCGGCAAGACCACCTTCGCCGCCTCGGCCGGCGCGATTCTGCTGGACTGCGAGAACGGAGCCGGCGCGGTGCCGGGTCTGCGGCGCACGCCGTATTTGGCGTCGTGGCCCGACATGCGGCGGTGGCTGATCGAGCTGGCGCAGTTGCCCGCCGACCACGGCGTCAGCGCCTTGGCCATCGACACCATCGACTGGATGGTGCAGCGGATCGCCGAGCACGTGGTGCTGGACCTGGACGGCAAGGCCCGCAACGACATCACCAACACCCTGGGCACCGCCCACGGCGGCTACTTCAAAGCCCGCGAGATCGTGGCCAACATCGTCTACCGAGACCTGCTGCCGATGCTCAACGCCATCGCCGACCAGGGCATCGCCATCATCCTGCTGGCCCACGCGGCTAACACCAGGCTGACCACGCCCGAGGGCTTCGACCAGCGTCTGGCGTCGCCCGACCTGCCGCACTGGATCGCGCCGCCGTTCATCGAATGGGCCGACTGCGTGCTCTACGCCCGCCGCGACGGCGATCAGCGCGTGCTGCTCACCGAAGGCACCAACGTCATCCTGGCCAAGAACCGCTACGGCCTACCCCCGGAAGTGCCGCTGTCCTGGCCAGCGCTGCTGGAACACATCATCCCGCCCCCCCCGGAAGCGCCCCCACCCCCGCCCCCGGAAGTATCCGCACCCGTCAACACCCAGGCCGGCCCCGTCACCGCCGCACCCATTCCCAACCTCCGCCTCACCACCGACCAACCCCACACACCGGAGCACTGACCCATGGCCAATCTCAACGGATTCGACGCCTCTCAGGTCGACCCCAACACCACGTTCGAGCCGATCCCCGCGGGCAAGTACTTGGCCGCCATCACCGAGTCGGAGATGAAGCCGACCAAGAGCAACACCGGCACCTACCTCCAACTGACCTTCACGGTGTTGGAAGGCGAGTTCCGCGGTCGGGTGCTGTGGGCCCGGCTGAACCTGAGCAACCCCAACGCCACGGCCGTGAAGATCGCTCAGGGCGAGCTGTCGGCCATCTGCCGGGCCGTGGGCGTGCTCCAGCCCCGCGACAGCGTCGAGTTGCACAACCTTGCGTTGCTGATCACCGTCAAGGTCGTCAAGCGCAGCGACAACAACGACCTGACCAACGAGATCAAGGGCTACGAACCCAAGTCGGCCGCCCCAACCGTGGCCAAGCCCCAGCAGGCCCCGGCGACCAGCACCACGCCGCCCTGGAAGCGATGAGGAGGTCGTGATGCAGTTGACGATGCCGTACCCGCCGTCGATCAACCACTACTGGCGTCATTTCCGTGGCCGGGTCGTGATCAGCCGGGAGGGCCGGGCGTTCCGCACGAGCGTCCAAGCCCTCCCGGCCCTGGCGGGCAACGCGGGCACGCCGCGCAAGCCGCCGTCCGGCGGCCGCATCGCCCTGTGCATGGACGCCTACCCGCCCGACCGGCGTCGGCGCGACCTGGATAACACACTAAAAAGCGCCGTCGATTCGATGCAGCACGCGGGGTTCTACGAGGACGACAGCCAGATCGACCTCCTATGCACGCGGCGCTGCGGCGTCGAGCCACCGGGTCGCCTCGAAGTGCGCCTTATCGAATTCCCTCTAACGCACTGCCCGCTGTGCCACGCGCCGCTGACGCAGCCCCTGACGTCGCCGGTCAATCCGGAGAACAACTGACTATGCGCCCACCGCTGATCTACATCCCCGGCCCCATGACCGGCCTGCCCCAGCACAACTTCCCCGCTTTCCACGCCGCCGCCGACCGCTTCGCGCAGGCCGGCTACCAGGTGGCCACCATCCCCATCCTCGATGACCGCTGCATCCTGCCTGATGGCACGGGAGTATGCGCAACAGTAACACGCCGTGGGGTGACGCATTGATCGCTCACCAACCTCACTCACATCAGAAGCCGAACTTCTCCTTGAGCGCTTGCTCGATGAGCTGGCGGTCTGTTTTGTCGGCCGGGATTTTGGCCAGACCTCTGGCTTGGCGGGTGAGTGGTCCAATACGTCGTGCCGTTGTCGTTCGTGTTTCCAGCGACGCCACAAACTCCCGAAACATGGCGGACACGCTCAGCCCCCGAGCCTTGGCAAGGCGCTTGGCTTTGGCAATTACGTGCGTTTCCATACTCAGCGTCAGTTTGGTCAAGACGGTTCTCCTGCCGCAGTTGAACTTACCTGATCGTATGCGATCCACGGCATTTGAAGCGATGGGGGTGTTGCGATGACCACTGCCGCCGCGCCCCATCCCGCGATCGCCCTGCGCCCGTATCAAGCCGAAGCGGTCGCGGCTGTTTACGACCACCTGCGCAGCCGCGACGACAACCCGTGCGTGGTATGTCCCACGGGCGCGGGCAAGGGGGTCATCATCGCCCAGATCGCGCGCGACGTGACGCAGTTGTGGGACGGCCGAATCCTGATCCTGGCCCACGTGAAGGAACTGCTCGAACAGGCGGTGGACAAGCTGCGGGCGATGGCCCCGGACCTCTACTGCCAGATCGGCGTCTACTCAGCGGGCCTCAAGAGCCGCGACACCGATCAGCCCATCATCGTGGCCGGCATCCAGAGCGTGTACCGCCGGGCCTGCGACCTGGGGCGGTTCGATCTCATCCTGATCGACGAAGTCCACATGCTGCCCCCGGATGGGGAAGGGATGTACCGCCAGTTCCTCAAGGAAGCGCAGGTGGTCAACCCGCACCTGCGGCTGGTGGGGCTCACCGCCACGCCATACCGCATGACCACCGGCACCATCTGTGCCCCCGAGAATCTGCTCAACCACGTCTGCTACGAGGTCGGCGTGCGCGAACTGATCGTGCAAGGCTACCTCTGCCCGCTGAAGACCAAGGCGGGCCGGCACAAGGTGGACACCTCTTCGCTGCACGTTCGCGGCGGCGAGTTCGTCGCGGGTGAAGTCGAAGCCCTGATGGATGACGATGCGCTGGTGGGCTCGGCCTGCCACGAGATCATCGAGCACACCCGGGAACGCCACTCCGTGCTGATCTTCGCGGCTGGCGTCAAGCACGCCCAGCACGTGCAGCGCATCCTGGAGTCGTTGGGCCATGAGTGCGGCTTCGTCTGCGGCGACACGCTGCCATTCGACCGCGCCGCTACGCTCGACCGCTTCAAGGCCGGGGGGCTGAAGTACCTGGTCAACGTCAACGTGCTGACCACGGGCTTCGATGCACCCAACATTGACTGCGTGGCCCTGCTGCGCCCGACCAACTCGCCGGGGCTTTACTACCAAATGGTGGGGAGGGGTTTCCGGCTGCACCCGTCCAAGACCGACTGCCTGGTGCTGGACTTCGGCGGCAACATCCTGCGCCATGGGCCGGTCGATGCGCTGCAGATCAAGGATCGATCTTCCGGGGGTGGTGAGGCACCGGCCAAGGAATGCCCGCAGTGCCAAGCGGTGATCCATGCGGCCTACAGCGTGTGTCCCGAGTGCGGACACGTGTTCCCGCCGCCGCAACGTGAAAAGCACGAGGCGACGGCGCACGCCGGTGGCATCCTCAGCGGTGAAGTGACGCAGACGGAGTATGAGGTCCGGGACGTCTACTACTCGGCTCATGCCAAGCGCGACGCGCCGGTGGGCCACCCCCGCACGCTGCGCGTGGACTACCGGCTTCCGGGGGTGGGCTTCAACGACTACCGCAGCGAGTGGGTCTGCGTCGAGCATCCCTCCGGAAGCTTTGCACGGCAGAAGGCGGAGGCGTGGTGGCGGATGCGCTCGCACGAGCCGTGCCCGGAATCGGCGCAAGACGCCGTGGACCTGGCGGATCGCGGTGCGCTCGCTGAGACCAAGACCATCACCGTTCGGTCCGTCACCGGCGAGCGGTTCGACCGCATCATCAACTACCAGCTCGGGCCGGTGCCGCCGCGTTTGGATGGCAGCGATGAACGTGACGACGGCAACGTGGCCCGCGACCCGCTGATGGACATCCCTGACGCCGAGATTCCTTTCTGATGGAGGTTGGCATGACTGCAATCCTATGCGACATCGTGGTGGATGATGAGCTGCGATCGCTCATCCCGCCGCTCTCCGACGAGGAACAGGCAGCCCTGGAGGCGAACGTGCTCCGCGACGGCTGCCTCGACCCGCTGATCGTCTGGCGCGAGCAGCAGGTGCTGCTGGACGGCCACCACCGCAAGGCGATCTGCGACCGCTTCGGCGTCGACTACGAGACGCGCGAGCTGAGCCTGCCCGACCGCGACGCCGCCAAGCGGTGGGTCATCGAGCACCAGTTCGGCCGCCGCAACCTCACGCCGTACCAGCGGGCGGAACTGGCGCTGAAACTCAAGCCGTTGGTCGCAGAGCAGGCCGCGGCCCGGAAGGCCGCCGGTGTCAGCGCCGATGGGCAGGCGGGTGGGCGTGGGAAGCGCAAGAACCTTCCGGACACATGTCCGGAACGTTTTGTTCCAAACGGCAACGAGACGCGCGAGCAGCTTGCTAACGCGGCTGGTATCTCCGGCCGCACGCTCTCCCGGGCCGATTACATTGCTCAGCATGCCGATGATCGGACGAAGGACAGGCTTCGCCGTGGCGACACCACCATTCACACCGAATACAAGCGTCTCCGCAAGGCCCGGCAGAAGCAACAGCGTGCCGATCGCAAAGCTTCGCGGCCCGCGCCGGCAGGCTGCCGCTATCGGCTAATCACCGCCGACATCGCCGAGGCGGTCCCGCACGTCGAAGCCGAGTCGATCGACTGGATCATCACCGATCCGCCGTACCCGAAGGAGTACCTGGCGGCCTACGACCACCTGGCCCGACTGGCTGATCACGCCCTCAAGCCCGGCGGTTCGATGGTGGTGATGACCGGCCAGTCGTACCTGCCGCAGATCATCGCCAGCCTGACCGCGTCGCTGCGCTATCACTGGACGCTGGCGTACCTGACGCCCGGCGGTCAGGCGACGCAGCTCTGGTCGCGCCGGGTGAACACGTTCTGGAAGCCGCTGCTGTGGTTTACCAAGGGCGACTACGAGGGCGACTGGGTCGGCGATGTGTGCCGCAGCGACGCCAACGACAAACGCTTCCACCATTGGGGCCAGTCTGAGAGCGGCATGGCCGACATCATCGAGCGGCTGACCGACCCGGGCGATCTGATTCTCGATCCCTTCCTCGGCGCGGGCACCACGGGCGTGGTGGCGGTGCGGATGGGTCGGCGGTTCGTCGGCCTCGATGTCGATGCCGATTGCGTGGCCACGGCGGAAAACCGCTTGGCCCAAGTGGTGGAGGAGGCCGGCGATGAAGGTATGTGAGGAACGCACCGGCTGGCGCGACGGGCGCATCAGCGAGCGGCATCGATCGTGGGGCTACGACTGCCCGGCGCTGGACATCGACTTCCTGATGCTCGAGTACGACGCGGGCAAGGCGGTGGCGCTGGTGGAGTACAAGCACGAGAACGCACCGGTGGTGCGCCGGTCGCATCCGAGCATCCAGGCGGTCATCGACCTGGCGGATCGCGCCGGACTGCCCGCCTTCGTGGTGCGCTACGCCGACGACTTCGAGTCCTGGTACGTCATCCCGCTCAACGATCACGCCCGAGCGGTTCTCGACACCGAGAGTTCCTTGACCGAGGCCCAGTGGGTGGAACTGCTCTATCGCTGCCGAGGCCGGTCGCTCCCCGAGGACTGGTGCAGCTTGAACTGAACGTGTGTGACGACCACGCATGCCCGGGCCCGCACGTTGACGGAGATCGCTATTGACTGAAGTCGCCACACAGCTTGAAGCCGCTGCCCAGGCTTACCTGGCCGCGGGCTTGTGCGTCCTGCCGGCCCGCCGCGCCCAAAAGCGTCCGGCGGTGGGTCGGTGGAAGCGGTATCAGAAAAGACCGCCCACCGAGGCCGAGTTGTCGGCCTGGCTGGCGAACCATCCCGACGCCGTCTGCATCCTCTGCGGACAGGCCTCGGGCAACGCGGAGATTCTGGACTTTGACGCCAGAGGCGAGCTGTTCGATCGATGGTGCGCGAAGGTTCGCACCGCCGCCCCGGGTCTGCTCGAACGGCTGGTTCTGTCGCGCACGCAGTCCGATGGTCGGCACGCCGCCTACCGCTGCATCGATGCCGTGTCGGGCAACCTGAAGCTGGCCCAGCGCCGGGTCGGCGACAAGGTCGTCACGCTGATCGAAACCCGGGGCGAGGGTGGGCTGGTCCTGTGCGCCCCCACCCCCGGTTACCAATTGATCCAGGGTGATCTGGCCAAACTGCCCGTGCTGACCGAGGCCCAGAGGGACGTTCTCCTCCAAGCCGCGTGGGAGTTCAACGAATACCTGCCGCCTGTGGTTGATGGCCCCCGGAATCTGACGCACACCTCCGGGGGCGGCGCTGTCGGCCAGAGGGCGCCGTCATCGGTCGAACATCCCGATCGTGCGGCAGAGAATCCGCATATCGGCGGCTGTCCGTTGAACAATGCCGCGGTGGGGCCCACAGGCCCGCTGTCGGCCGAACAGCACGCCGGTGCGTCGCCCAGCGCCGACCGGCCGGGCGACGACTTCAACACCCGCGGCGACCCCCGGAATGTGCTCGCACAACACGGCTGGGTGCGGGTCAAGGGCGGCGAGAACGAATACTGGCGGCGGCCGGGCAAGACTTCGGGCTGGTCGGCCACGCTCAAGGACCGCGTCTTCTACGTCTTCAGCGCCAACGCCGCCCCATTCGAGCCCAACCGGGCCTATTCGCCGTTCTCGGTGTACGCGCTGCTCAACCACGGCGGCGACTTCGAGGACGCCGCGCGATCGCTGCGACAACTGGGCTACGGCGGCGACCCCCGGAATTATCTGGCGAACAACCCCAACGAGGCGGACATCTCGGCCATTGTGCGAATGTCCGCCGCACCCGGCGTCGAGGTCGGCGAACAAAGGTCATGTGCATCAGAGGTCGCCGATCCCGGCCCGATCCCCGAGCACCTGTTCCGCGTGCCCGGCTTCGTGTCGCGGGTGATGGACTTCACACTCGCCAACGCGCCGTACCCCAACGTCGGCCTGGCCTTCTGCGGCGCGATGGCGCTGCAGTCGTACCTGTGCGGCCGCAGGGTGTGCGACCGGGGCGACCTGCGGCCCAACATCTACCTGCTGGCCCTGGCCAGCTCGGGCACCGGCAAGGATTTCCCCCGCAAGGTCAACGCCCGGGTGCTCTTCGAGATCGGGCACGTCGCGGCGCTGGGCGACAAGTTCGCCTCCGGCGAGGGCATCCAGGACGCCCTGGCCCGCACCAGCGCCATGCTGTTCCAGAACGATGAGATGGACGGCGTGCTGCGGCAGATCAACCTCGACCGCGAGAACAAACGCGAGTCAACCCCCAACGTGCTGCTGACGCTCTACACCTCGGCCGCCGACGTCTACCCGATGCGGGTCAAAGCCGGGCAGAAGGAAGCGGCCCACATCGACCAGCCGCACCTGACCCTGTTCGGCACCGCCACGCCGCAGTACTTCTACGAATCGCTGTCGCAGCGGATGCTCACCAACGGCTTCTTCGCGCGATTGATCATCGTGGACATCGGCAAGCGCGGCGAGGGCCAATCCCCCGGCAGCGCCCGGCAACTGCCCCAGGACATCGTCCATGCCGCGCGCTGGTGGTCCGAGTTCCAGCCCGGCACGCGCCGCGCCAACCTGCTCGAGGTCCACCCCGAGCCGCGCGTCGTGCCCGCCACGGCAGAGGCCGAGGAAGCGATCACGGCGCTCCAGCGCCAGACCGAACATGAATACGACCAGGCCCACGAGCGCAACGACGAGGTCGCCCGCGTGGCGTGGTCGCGCACGCACGAAAACGCCAAGAAGCTGGCGCTGCTCTACGCCTGCAGCGAGAACCACGAAAACCCGGCGATCACGCTGCCGGGGGTCGAGTGGGCGACGGCATTCGCCATGCACCAGACCCGCCGGCAGCTCTTCCTGGCGGGGAGCTACGTCGCCGAGAACCCGTTCCACGCCGAGTGCCTGAAGGTCATGCGCAAGCTCAGAGCCGCGCCGGAGCAGCGGATGGACCACAGCTCGCTGCTCCAGCGCATGCACATGAAGGCGGCCGACTTTCGAGAACTGATCCAGACGCTCGTCCAGGGCGGCGAGATCGAAATGGCCACGACCCCACGTGCCGGTAGCGCGAAGGTCGAGTACCAGGCCGTGTAAGCGGCGAATCTCAGGTTTAGCACAGGTTTCGCAAAGCGTGCGAAACGTGAGAAATCTGAGGGTGATTTTGGGGGTCAGGCTTCGCAGGTTTAACCCCAGGTTTAGCAGGGCTCTGCTAAACGTGACATGGGGCGTAAATATGGAAATAACAACAACTCACACTCTCTCTTCTCTCACGTTTCACACTCTCACCCCCACCCCCTCGCGCCGGGCATTTTTGGCCCGTTTGCGCACGCGCGAGGGGGGGGTTAAACCTGGCCTGCGAAATCAGGGCACGCTCGCCTCGAAAGGACGCCCATGACCATGTACCCGCTGTGTGTCGACTGCCGCTACTTCTCACCCGAAGGCCGACTCCACAATGACCTGGCTGAAAGCGAGGTGGCGAACCCCGACATGCTGGAGGGTGAGTGCCGGCGCTGCCCGCCCGTGGTGGGCGAACAGCTGACCGACCGGCACGGCGATACGTTTCGGCACTACGGCGAATGGCCGCGCGCCATGGGCTGCGATTGGTGTGGCGCGTTCGAGCCGTGTCAGCGGGTGAAAGGCCGCGACGTTTCGCCCCAGTTGGCCCGTGTCGCGGCCGGCGCGGCCGGTGGTACGGCGCTACCACCTTCGCCCCTGGGCCACACGGGCCAACGTGGGCCAAGTTCCGAGTTACCCACAATCTGCCCGCGTGGCAGTGGATAACTGCAGCGATTAGGTACTTCCCGCCAACGGACTGCCAAAATGGCACGGGAACGCGTCGGCTCACCAGGCACAGTTAGTTGCAGGTGTCGGATTACCCGTCATGCCCAGAGGCCGCGCCGTCCCCAACCCACCGCCGCCGGGCGCACCGGCCAGGCCCTTTGATCCAGGAGAATCGTCCATGACCAGCATCGCCACCTTCGACGTCGAGTTCCGCCCCGTGGACCAGGTCCGCCCCTATGAACGCAACCCCCGCCTCAACGACCGGGCGGTTGACGCGGTGGCCGCCTCGCTCACCCAGTTCGGGTTCCGCCAACCCATCGTGGTGGACGCCGACGGCGTGATCATCGTGGGCCACACCCGCTGGAAAGCCGCCAAGCAACTGGGCCTGACCCGGGTGCCGGTGCATGTGGCCACCGACCTGACGCCCGAGCAGGTCCGCGCCTACCGCATCGCCGACAACAAGAGCGGCGAGATCGCCGAGTGGGACCTGGAGATCCTGCCCATCGAGCTGAGCGAGCTCAAAGACGGCGGCTTCGACATGAGCGCCCTGGGCTTTGACGACGACGAGCTGGGCAAGCTGCTCAGCGCCGCCGAAGGCATCGCCGCGGGCCTGACCGATCCTGACGCCATCCCCGATCCGCCGGACGCCGCGACCACGCAGGCGGGCGACGTCTGGGTGCTGGGCAACCACCGCCTGCTGTGCGGCGACAGTAGTTCCCCCGCCGACCTGGACCGGCTGCTGGCCAGCGGCGACACCGATGTGATCCACCTGGTCAACATGGACCCGCCCTACAACGTCAAAGTCGAGCCGCGCAGCAGCACCGCGATCGCGGCGGGGCTGTCGTCGTTCACATCACCCAGTTCTCCCAACAATTTCCGGGGGCATCACCAGGGCTTTGATCAGGCCCGGGGCGTGGGCGACCCCAAGAAGGCCAGGAAGAAGATGCGGGCCAAGGACCGCCCGCTGGCCAACGACTTCGTGACCGCCGAGGCCTTTGACGAGATGCTGCTGGCGTGGTTCGGCAACGCGGCGCGGGTGCTCCAACCCGGCGGCTCGTTCTACATCTGGGGCGGCTACGCCAACCTGGGCAACTACCCCGCGCCGCTCAAGGCCTGCGGACTTTACTTCTCCCAGGGCATCGTGTGGGACAAGCAGCACCCGGTACTCACAAGGAAGGATTTCATGGGGGCGTTTGAAATCGCCTTCTACGGCTGGAAATCCGGCGCGGGCCACCACTACTACGGCCCCAACAACGCCACCGACCTGTGGCACGTCAAGAAGGTCAACCCGCAGGCGATGGTCCACCTGACCGAGAAGCCGGTGGAGCTGGCGGTGCGGGCGATTCAGTTCTCATCGCAACCGGGTGAGAACGTGCTGGACCTGTTTGGCGGCAGCGGCTCAACGCTGATCGGCTGCGAGCAGACCGGGCGTCGGGCGTTCCTCATGGAGCTGGACCCGCTCTACTGCGACGTGATCGTGCAGCGCTACGAGCAGTTCACCGGCAAGAAGGCCCAGCGCGTCCAGACCGGCGCGGGGGTGGCGGCGTGACTGAGCGTTTACACCGACAGTTCGCCGATCCAGCGCACCAGTGCCTGCAACGGCGTGCGCTGCAGACTGTTCACCAGACGCTTGTCGCCGGTGAGCATCACCGCGTCCTGTTCCACGGCCAGGGCCAGGTACGTGCAGTCGTACACCGTGCGCTTGGACTGCACGGCCATCGCGAGCGCGGGCGTGACGAGCTGTGGGGTCGGAACCAATCGGAGGGGCAGGCGGCGGATGTCGGCGAGCAGTTCCTGGGCTTCGGCGTCGTTGATCTCGCCGCGGCCGTGGCGCTTCCAGATCACGTTGGCCAGCTCGGTGAGGATCAAGTCGGGGGCCAGGAGCGTGGCGTCGGAAACCAGCACCGCCTGGGCCGGCTCACGCTGGGCCTCGTGGAACATCGCGGCGGCCACCACGCTGGCGTCAATGACCCAGGTGTTCATCGCCGGCGATCCTGGCGGATCAGGGCGGCGCTGTCGGGAAACTTGCGGCCGGCGAAGCGCTGCTTCCATTTGGCGAACATCCGGGCCACTTCCTGGGGGCTGTCGCCGGCGCTCTGTTTGAGCACTTGGCGCACCTCGGCCTGCAGCGAGCGGCCGTGGGCCTTGGCCCGGGTCTTGAGGCGCTTGACCGTCGGGGCATCAAGATCGCGGATGAGGATGTCAGGCATGGCGCACCTCTCACGAAACGAGCAACGCAACGATACAAAAATGATATCGTCGGTTCTGGCGGCCGGCAATAGGCCAAGGCACCGGCGACAACGGGTGCGGGATAGAGGCCCGCATGCGTTCACCGACGGCGGTGGTGGCCCTGCGGTTTATGGGGGTGGTTGGAGGAGGTCAGACTCCGCGATTCATGCGCTCGTGGAACGCCCGTGGGGCCAGGATGTCGATGCCCTCGTAGCTGGCCAGTTTGAGCAGAGCTTTGTCACCCGTGACCAGCACACCCGCCCGGGCCGCGACCGCGGTGCCCAGCACCGGCAGGTCGTCGGGGTCATCGCAGGCGTCAGGCGGAACTTGGGCGGGAACGACTATGTCGCAACGACGGCGCAGTTCCTGCAGGTAAGCGGCGACGCGATCGGACGAACCACCGAGTTTGCCGGTGGCGTGGCGGGTGAACTCGTCGAGGATGTATTGGGAAAGGACCAGTTCGATGGCCGGCGTGATCAGGCAGTGAGCCACCACCTCATCGCAGAGGCCGCGAAAGAACGCCGCCGAAAGCAGCACGTTGGTGTCGAGGACAACCTTCACGAGATAGTGTCAAGGATGTCTTGTTCGTCGCGGAAACCGGCGGCCTGGGCCTGGGGCTCAAGCTGGTCGCGGAGGTCGCGGAGCCGGGCGACGCTGAGGGTGCGCTCGAGGATATCCCGGGCGATGGCCTCGGCGGAGCGGCGCTGCCGCTGCTGCAGCGTGTCCAGCGTGGCTCCCGACTCGTCCTCAATCTGGATGGTCAGCGTTCGCATGGTTTCATTATACGTCGGCACGAGGCAGCCCAAGCTTGTGCCCGCACGAAAAAACCCCGCTGCAAAGCGGGGTGGTCGGGCGGACGGAGGCCACGCTTCAGGCTTCCGGGGTTTCCGGGGGTTCCGGGGGCGGGGCCTCCGGGGGCGGGGGCGGGGGCGGGGGTTGCTCGGCCAGGGCGTGGAACTCGATCATGGCGTCCAGGTGGGTGTCGGCGGTGGCCGGGTAGCAGCGCCGGCCGCGGACGTCGATCCGGCCCCGCTCCTTGAGGAACTCGAGGGCGACGTTGACTTGCGTGCAGGGCAACCGCTCCTGGCGGGCGATGGCTTGGAGCGTGGTGCCTTCGCCCTGCTCGGGCGTCTCGTGGACCGCGTGGGCGACGGTCTCGAAAACCTGGCGCTCGCAGCGGTGGGTGTAGGTGCGAGGGCCGCTGTCCGCCCGGTTACCGGTGACGGTGCGGACCAGGTGGCCGTCGATCACCGCGAAGGCGAGCTCGCGCTGGGTGAGTGGTCGGCGCATGGCTCAGCCCCCCACCGGGGGCGTGGCGGTGAACATGCCGCGGTCGGTTTTGTTGAAGCGGGCGGCGTCGCCCTTGGTGGCCCGCTCGCGGAGGATGGCGGCCGAGAGGGTGGCGTGCGGAGTTTTCCCGGCGCGGGGTTCCCACAGGCCCTGCTCGACCACCCGCTCGAGCATCTGCTTGACGTTCAGCGGCTCACTGGCGGCGGCGAGCACGGTCGCGGCGGCGTCCAGGAGGCTGGTCCGCTTGGGCGGCTTCTCCTTCTTCGCCTTGGGCGCTGCAGTGGGCATTACGGCCTTGGGTACTTCAGGGGTGAGGGCGGGGCCACTTCCGGGGGCACCGTGCTTCCAACCCAGCATCTTCCGCCGGGCGGCTTCGCCGGCCTTGGTGTACTTGGCCAGCCACAGCTCACCGGCCTGCTGGGCCTTGGCTTCGCTGTCGAACATCCGCGCGGCGGCGTGGTGTTCGACGGTGCCCTGGACGATGGTGAAGAACCACACCGTCTCGTGAACGTCGCGCTTGACCTCGCGCAGCTCCTTGCCGATGACCACGGCCAGGGCGGCGGGCGTGGGCGTGGGTTCCACTGCAGCGGCGGGCGCTGTCGCGGCTTGCTTGGCTTTGCCGCGGGTCTTGCCGCCACGGCGCTGGGTAGATGGGGTCGGCTTCTTCTTCATGGTGCTGCTCCTTTCGAGCATGGGGTGAAAGAACGCCGCCCAGCGAACCGTGCCGGGCGGGATGGACTGCGGGGGTTACTCCGGGGGTCAATCCTGGAAGCGCTGCATCTCTCTGAAGTAGTCGTGGACCATGCTGTTGGTCCCGCGGACGCCGTCGCAGCGGCGCTGGACCACCTTGGCGATGGCGAAGAGTTCATCGTCGCTGCTGCGGGCGGGCATGGTCCAGGTCATCCAGGCCTGTTCTCGCTTCCGCGGGCAGACGGTGATCGAGTCGATGCGGATGTCGGTGCTGCCCCGGTGCCGTTCGATGGCGACGTGTCCGTGGCTGCCTTCGAGTTCGATCCGTTTGGTTCGCATGGCGTATCTCCTTTTGGTTGCCTGTGTTACGAGCACATTAAGCCGTCGCCGGCGACCCCCATCAAGGCCATCTGGCGGCATGTGGGGAACTTCATCAATGCCCCAACCAGCGCCCCCGTTGGAGATTGCAAGCATGTCCGAAGATGACGGCAAAAACCCCGCCCCGGCCGGCCCCACCCCCGGTCTCAAGCTCACCGCCCTGACGCCCGCCGACGCCGCCAAGGCCTTGTCCGCCGCCCTGGGACGGCGCGTCACGGAAAGCCAGGTTCGAGCCGTCGCCCAGGCCGGCGACCTGCTGCGTCCCGATGACACGCTCAACCTGCTCGACTACGTCGCGTTCCTGATCAGTGAGGTGACCCATGCCCCCAGCCCCGCCCACAGCCCAGACGCTTAACCCGCGCCGCCTGTCGCCGGCGACGTTGGCCCGCCTGCTCAACTCCCTGGGCCGGGGCGCGGTGACCCACGAGCGTCAACTGCAGCGTCACCGCACCCGGGCGGGCTTTGCCATCAGCGACCCCAAGGCCCCGCGCACCATCGACCTGTTCCGCTACGCCGCCTGGCTGACGCTGGAGTACTTCGCGCCCAAGCCCCAGCCGCTGACCTACGAAGAGGTCAAGCGCCGCCAGGCCCAGCGCAACGCCGAGCTGGCCCGGGCCGCCCAGGACATCGGAGAACTTCCGGCGGTGGCCGACCCGCAGCGCAGGGCCCGCTGCGAATCATCCGTCCCGGGGGGCCCGGGGGGCCGAGGATTCCGGGGGGGCCGGGGTTTCCGGGGGTTCTGCGAGACGTACTTCGCCGACGTCTTCTTCCTGCCGTGGTCGGATGACCACCTGCGGGTGATCGACAAGATCGAGAAGGCGGTGCGCACCGGGGGCCTGTTTGCCATGGCGATGCCGCGCGGCTCGGGCAAGACCGTGCTGTGTCAGACCGCGGTGCTGTGGGCGGCGCTGACCGGCGCGTCGCCGTTCGTGTGCCTGATCGCCGCCAGCGCCGAGCGGGCCCGCGACCTCTTGGAGAACATCAAGGTCTGGCTGGAGACCAACCCGCTATTGCACGCGGACTTCCCGGAGGTGACCTACCCGATCCGGTGCCTGGAGCGGATCACCAACCGGCAGAACGGCCAGAAGTACCGGGGCGAGCCGACTCGGATCGACTGGGCGTCGGATCGGATCGTGCTGCCGACCATCGAAGGCTCCAAGGCTTCGGGCGTGGTGATCTCCAGCAGCGGCATGAAGGGCAGCGACATCCGCGGTCAGAACTACGCCCGGGCCGACGGCCGGGTGGTGCGGCCGCAGCTGGTGCTGGTGGACGACCCGCAGACCACCGAGTCGGCCTGGTCGCCATCGCAGAGCCAGCGCCGCGAGGCGATCCTGGCCGGCGATGTCCTGGGCATGGCCGGGCCGGGCCAGAAGATCGCGGGCCTGATGGCCTGCACCGTGATCCGACCCGGCGACATGGCCGACAACATCCTCGACCGCGAGAAGCACCCCGAGTGGCAGGGCGAGCGGACCAAGATGGTGTACGCCTTTCCTTCGGACGAGAAGCGCTGGGCAAGATACGCCCAGCTGCGGGCCGACGCGCTGCGCAACGACGGCGACGGCGCGCAGGCCACCGCGTTCTACCGCGAGTTCCGCGAGCAGATGGACGCCGGCGCGGTGGTGGCCTGGCCGCAGCGGTACAACGCCGATGAGCTGTCGGCGCTCCAGCACGCGATGAACCTCAAGTTCCGCGACGAGGCCGCGTTCTTCGCCGAGTACCAGAACGAGCCGATCATCGAGGCCGTCGGCGAGGAGATGCTCACCCCGCAAGCCATCGCCGCCAAGCTCAACGGCTATCGAGCCGGCGAGGTGCCCAGCGGCTGCAGCCACCTGACGATGTTCATCGACGTGCAGCAGCGCGTGCTGTTCTGGATGCTCTGCGCCTGGGAGGAGAGCTTCACCGGCTACATCGTGGATTACGGCACCTGGCCGGAGCAGAAGCGGGCGTATTTCACGCTCAGCGACGTGGCCTCGACCTTGGGTCGCGCTATTCCGGGGGCGGGCCTGGAGGGGCAGATCTACGGCGGCCTGGAGAAGCTGACGCAGGATCGGCTCGCCCGCGCCTACCGCCGCGAGGACGGCGCGGAGATGCGGATCGACCGCTGCCTGATCGACGCCAACTGGGGCCAGAGCACGGACGTGGTGTATCAGTTCTGCCGGCAGAGCCAGCACGCCGCGCTGCTGCTGCCCAGCCACGGCAAGTACGTGGGCGCATCGAGCGTCCCGTTCAGCGAGTACAAGCGCAAGCGCGGCGACCGCGTCGGGCTGCACTGGCGCATCCCCAACACCATCGGCAAGCGGCAGGTGCGCCACGTGCTCATCGACACCAACTACTGGAAGACCTTCGCCCACGCCCGGCTGTCGGTGGCGATGGGCGACCCCGGCAGTCTGTCGCTGTACGGCCACGACGAGAAGGCGCACCGCATGGTGGCCGATCACCTGACCGCCGAGTACCGCGTCAAGGCGATGGCCCAGGGCCGGACGGTGGACGAGTGGAAGCTTCGCCCCACCCGCCCCGACAACCACTGGCTGGACTGCCTGGTGGGCTGCGCGGTGGGCGCCTCGATGCAGGGCGCCGTGCTGCCCACGCTGGGTTCGATGTCCCCGTCAATGCGGCCGCGGCTGCGTCTATCCCAAGTGCAACAACGGCGGCGTTAGGTCGTCACACTCCCTGCGCAGCGGCGGCGCTCGCCGCGATGTGGGGAATTAGCAATTGGGTTGGGCGTCAAGCGGTGCGCCGGCCTCGGGACGGCATAGGTCACTAATAGAGGGACGTCGTGCTTCCTCAACGACCTCATGCCTGACCCCGCACCCAATCTCGAAGAGGCGATCAAGACCAACGCCGCCGGCCCCAAGCAGGCCAGCGCCGATGGCGTGACGGTCCAGCAGCATTCGCTGGCAGACCAGATCGCGGCGGACAAGCACCTGGCGTCCAAGCAGGCGATGCGCAGCAAAGGGCTGGGCCTCAAGCTCGTGAAGATCGCACCCGGGGGGACCGTCTGATGCGGCTGTGGCCGTTCGCGTCATCTCGAACCAAGGGCCAGAGCGCGGCGGCAAGTGCGCGGCGCTGGACTTCGGGGCTTCCGGGGGCGGGGCTTCCGGGGGTGCTCCGCGCCAGATACGACGCGGCGCAGACGACCGCGGAGAACACGCGGCACTGGGCGATGGCGGACGGGCTGTCGGCCGACGCGGCGATGGCGGGCGACGTGCGGCGGCGGCTGCGCGAGCGGGCCCGCTATGAGGTGGCGAACAACTCCTACGCCAAGGGGATCGTGCTCACCCTGGCCAACGACTGCATCGGCACGGGTCCGCGGCTGCAGCTGCTCTCGGACGACGGCAAGGCCAACGACCTGATCGAGTCGGCATTTGGTCAGTGGGCACGCGCGGTGAACCTGGCCGAGAAGCTGAGGACGATGCGGATGGCCAAGGTGACCGACGGCGAGGTGTTTGCCGTGCTCACGGCCAATCCCACGCTCAACTCGCCGGTGCAACTGGACGTGCAGCTCGTCGAGGCCGACCGTGTGGCGTCGCCCTATGCGGTGATCCTCCCCACGGTCAACGACATCGACGGCATCGTGCTGGATGCCTTTGGCAACCCGCACACCTATACCGTCCTGCGCCATCACCCTGGTTCGCCGGGAAGCGCCAGCACGTGGAACACCCCCGTGGACATCGTGCCCGCGTCCAGCGTGTTGCACTGGTTCCGCGCCGACCGACCCGGCCAGCACCGCGGGGTGCCCGAGCTCACGCCGGCGCTGCCCTTGTTCGCGCAGCTGCGGCGCTACACGCTGGCGGTGCTGGCCGCCGCCGAGACGGCCGCCGACTTCGCGGCGGTGCTCTTCACCGACGCACCGGCCAGCGGCGAAGCGCAGGCGCTCGAGCCGATGGACGTGGTCGCCCTCGAGAAACGCATGGCCACCGTGCTGCCCGACGGTTGGCGGCTGGGTCAGATCGAGGCCCAGCAGCCGACCACCAGTTACGCCGAGTTCAAGCGTGAAATCCTCAACGAGATCGCCCGCTGCCTGAACATCCCGTTCAACGTCGCGGCCGGGAACAGCGCGGGCTACAACTATGCGTCGGGGCGGCTGGACCACCAGACCTACTACAAGAGCATCCGCGTGGAGCAGGCCCACCTGGCCCAGCGCGTGCTGGACCACATCTTCGCAGCGTGGGTCCACGAGGCGATGCTACTCAGTGAGTTCGCGTTCCTGCGGCGAGCCGGCGTGGTTGAGCAACTCCGGGGGCTGTGGTTCTTCGACGGCAACGAACACGTCGATCCGGCCAAGGAGGCCAACGCCCAGGCCACGCGGCTCACCAGCAACACGACCACACTCGCGGCCGAGTACGCCCGCCAGGGCAAGGACTGGGAAGTTGAGCTGCGCCAGCGGGCGAGGGAGCTGACCCTCATGCGCGAGCTGGGGCTGTCCACGTCTGAGCCTGACCCGTCCACTGCAACAGACTCACCTACCCCCGGAGAGGAGGAGACCGACGATGCCGACGATGTCAGCACCATCGACGACGACGCTGCCTGACCACCTGACCATCGTGTGCCCGCTGTCGATCGAAGCCGCGGGCGGCGAGGAAGGTGGCGGCGCCTCCGGGGGCGGGGGCACTTCCGGGGGTGGGCCGCGCTTCAGCATGGTCGCCTACACCGGCGGGACGATGCGGATCACGGGGTTCCCGCACCCGGTGGTGGTGGACCTGGAGGGGCTGGCCATCGACCGCCAGAGCATCCCGGTGCGGCTGGACCACAACCCGCGCCAGGGCGTGGGCCACACGCAGCGCGTCGTGGTTGAGAACGGGACCGTGATTGCCGAGGGCCTCATCTCGCGTGACACGTCGTGGGCGCGTGACGTGGCCAAGAGCGGCGTTAACGGCTTCCCCTGGCGGGCGAGCATCGGCGCTGCAGTGGTCGACGCCGAGTTCGTGCCCAACGGCCAGAGCGTCAGCGTCAACGGCCGCACATTTGTTGGACCGCTGCACGTGGTCCGCAAGGCAGTGCTCAAGGAAATCTCGTTCGTCGACAGCGGTGCGGACACGAACACGTCCGCCCGCGTCGCCGCCAATGCCTCGACTCCCACTCCCCCGCCCCCGGAGACCATTCCCATGCCCGAGCAAGCAACGACCGCTGCAGCCACCACCTCCGACGCCCCCAACATCGCCACCCCTGACGCGCCTCCCACCGACGTGCAGGCCGCCGCAGCTCAGGCGCAGGTCAACGCCGCTGCAGTGGCCCCTGCGGCCAGTGCCGCCGACCCCGTCGCGCAGATGCGTCGCCGGGCCGCCGCCGAGACCCGGCGGATCGAAGCGATCCACGCGCTGTGCCACCCCGCCGACGGCCAGCGCTATCCGGGGGTCGAAGCCCAGGCCATCGAAGAGGGTTGGGATGAGGCCCGCACCGAACTGGCCGTGCTGCGGGCGTCGCGCCCCCGGAGTCCCGAGGCGACGGGCGCTGCGCAGCCGCGCAACTCCAGCCCCCAGGTCTTTGAAGCGATCGCCCTCATGGCCAGCGGCCTGCCCAACAGTCGCATCGAGGCGCACTTCGCTGAGCCGGTGCTCGAGGCCGCCGACAAGCTCCGGGGCGTGGGCATCCAGGAGTTCTGCGAACTGGCCTGCGGGCAGCAGTTGCCGCGCTACCGCCGTGACGCGGCGGGCTGGCTGCAGGCGGCGTTCAGCACCGTGTCGCTGCCGGGGATTCTCTCCAACGTCGCCAACAAGATGCTGCTGGAGGGCTACAGCTACGTCGAGGACGCCTGGCGCAAGGTCGCCCGCGTGGCCAGCGTCAACGACTTCAAAGAGCACGCCCGCTACCGCATGACCGGCTCGTTCACCTTCGAGCAGGTCGGGGCCGACGGCGAACTCAAGCACGGTAAATTGGACGAGCAGAAGTACGGCCAAAAAGCCGAGACGCACGGCATCATGTTCGCGCTCACCCGGCAGATGATCATCAACGACGACCTGGGCGCGTTCACCGACATCCCGCGCCAGATCGGCATGGGTGCGGGCGAGTCGATCGCCGACGCAGTCTGGCGTCTGTGGCTGTCCAACCCGCAGCAGGACGACGGGCAGAACTTCTTCTCCGGCCCGCACCGCAACTTCCTCGACGGCGCGGAGACGGCCCTGTCCATCGACGCCCTGACCACCGCCGAGATCGTGTTCGGCGAGCAGACCAAGCCCGGCGGCCGGCCCCTGGGCATCCCCGCGAGCATCCTGCTCGTGCCCACCGCCCTCAAAGTCGCCGCGGCGCTGCTCATGACCAGCATGCAGGTCAACGAGAACACCACGACCAACAAGCCCAAGCCCGCGACCAACCCGCACGTGGGCAAGTTCGAGGTGGTCAGTTCCACCTACCTCTCGAACACGAGTTTTCCCGGGGCTTCGGGCAAGGCGTGGTATCTGCTGGCCGACCCCAATCGTCTGCCGTCGATCGAGGTCGCGTTCCTCAACGGCGTGGACCGACCCACCGTCGAGAAGACCGACGCCGACTTCAACACGCTGGGCGTGCAATTCCGGGGGTACATCGACTTCGGCGTCCGCGAGCAGGACTTCCGCGGCGCGCTCAAGGTCAAGGGCGAGGCGTAAACCGCGCCCTGATCGTTCACCAGGTTCGTCCTCCACAGGTCAACTCATAGGAGTGCATCACCATGCCTTCGACTCCCAAAGCGCAGTTCATCCACGACGGCGACAGCATCGACTACACGCCCACCAGTGATGTCAAGTCGGGCGACGTGATCGTGCTCAATCCGGGCACCATGCTGGGCATTGCCAAGCTCGACATCGCCTCTCACACCAAGGGCGCTCTGGCCACCGTCGGCGTCTTCGACATGGTCAAGAACACCGGCCCGGGCACGGCCATCCCCCTGGGCATGGCGGTCACCTGGGACCGGGTCAACTTCCGGGTGTCAACCTCCACCGGCGCGAACTACGTGCCCCTGGGCCACGCCATCGCCTTCGCCAGCGACGACGCCGCCACCGTCCGCGTCCGCCTCGCCCTGTAACCCCCGGCCCCCCCGGCCCCCGGAGTTCCCGGAGTTCCCCTCCGCAATCCCGGTCCCCGCACCCCGCACCCCGAACCCAACGCCATGCCTGACCTGCTGCGACAAGGTGTGACCTGGCTCAACCAGATGCGTGACACGCACTGCGCCAGTGAGGTCGTGTACCGACGTGGCGACGAGACGTGGATTGCCGTGGCCACGCTGGGGCAGACCCAGGTCGAGATTGGCGCGGACGTGGGGGCGACCGTGACCAGTCACGTGCGCGACTTCCTCGTCAGCGCGTCGGCATTGCCGTTGGGTGAGCCACGGGTCGGCGACGTGATCGAGAGCGACGTACGGCGTTACGAGGTGATCGCGCTGGGCGACGACCTCCGGGGGTGGCGGTGGAGCGATCCGTTCCGCACGACGTACCGCATCCACACTCAGGACGTGGGGCCCATCGAGGAGCAACCGTGAGCGAATGCCAAGGCCAATTCGAGCAGTGTCAGCGTCAGTTCGACGCGATCCACGCCAAGCTCGATCGCCTCGACGAGGCGATCCGTGGGAACGGGCGGCCGGGGATCAGCGTGCGCCTCGACCGTCTGGAACAAAACGCCCAGCGCCACGGCAAGCTCATCTGGCTCATCCTCGGCACGGGTGTCTCAGTCGTCGGCTCGCTCATCATCACCTGGCTGGGAGGGTGCAGCTCATGAAGCTTGTCCTCGACATCGCCGACGCCGTGGTCATGGAGTTGAACAACGCACCACCTGGCACGTTCACACCCGCGATCGTGGCCCAGCGCCGGGTGCTGCCGGTGTTCGACCCGCAGGAGCTGACCGAACTGCGCGTCACCATGGTGCCCAAGAGCGTGACCATCACCGGCGCGACCCGGGCCATGAGCCAGTACGAGATCACCATCGACATCGGCGTGCAGCAGAAGCTCCCCGCCCCCGGAGTGCCCGACCTCGACGCTGCAGTGGCCGCACTGAGCGACCTGGTCCAGCAGATCGCCCACTACCTGCACCGCCGCCCGCTCACCCATGCTCCGGGGGTCAGTTGGTCCAGCGTCGCCAACGAACCCGTGTACGCACCCGAGCACCTGGCCCAGCAACGTGTCTTCACCAGTGTCCTGACCGTCACGTATCGCGCCCTCCGGTAGCACCATGCTCAAACTCGACGTCACCAAGCTGTTCTTCGACAAGCGGGCCGTGATCGACGCGGTCGATGCGGGCACGCGCCGGGTGTTGTCCAAATTCGGCGCGTTCGTGCGCCGTGGGGCGCGGTCGAGCATCCGCAAACGCAAGAGCGTGAGCGCCCCCGGAAGTCCGCCGTCGAGTCACGTGGGGCTGCTCAAGAAGTTCATCTTCTTCGCCTTCGACCCCCGGAATCGCAGCGTGGTCATTGGGCCGGCGCGACTGACGCAGAAGGGTCGCGGAGAAGGTCCGGGGGCGCCGGCGCTGCTGGAGTACGGCGGCACGACCACGTTGCGCCGGGGCCCCAATGGCAAGCGCGTGCGCGCCCGCTACGTGGCCAGACCCTTCATGGGGCCGGCCTTCGCCAAGGAAGAACCCAAGCTGCCCGCGATGTGGCGGGATTCCGTCAAGTAACAGGAGGCCATCGTCATGGCTGATGAATTCGTGTTGGGCATGAACGCCAAGATTTACCAGGGCGCCCCCGGAGGTGCCCTCAACACGCTCACCGAGATGGGCAACGTCAAAGACGTGACGCTGAACCTCGAAGCGGGCGAAGCGGATGTCACCACCCGAGCCAACCAGGGCTGGCGGGCCACCGCGCCGACGTTGCGCGAATGCACCGCCGAGTTCGAGATGCTCTGGAAGCCCGGCGACGCCGGCTTCGACGCCGTGAAGACCGCGTTCCTTACTTCCGGGGGCATCCGCCTGGCCGTGCTCACCGGGGCCCGCGACGCCACCGGCAGCGAAGGTCCGCTGGGCGACTTCTCCATCACCAACTTCAGCCGCAGCGAACCGCTGGAAGAGGGCGTGACCGTCAGCGTCACCGCCAAGCTCGCCGTGTTCGACGAGTGGGTGGAGGTGGCGTGA